CTTCACTAACAGCTTTATGTACTTCAAATTCTGTTCTTAAATCTTCTACTTTCATTGTTTCTGTCTACTAGCTAATTTTTTTGTGTTTGTTAATGATTGTTTATCTAATAATGTAAAACCTCTGCGGTTTGCAAATATTTCTGGATCCTTTTCCCATTTGTCTGCACAAGCTTCTAACCAACGCATTGTCATTTCATGTGTCGGTGCTTTACCATCTTTCATTAATTGGTTTTCTGTTTGTAAGTAAGCAAATACTTCAGCTTGTGCTTGAGCACCACTAATACCTAAATCAAAAATATAAATCATATTACCTTCGTCTATGATGCCACCTCTAGGTCTAGCACTAGAAAGAGCTTGTTTCATAGCTGTCATTATGTGGTATCTATTTTCTTCTCTCTCATACATCTCCTCTGTTATTTCATCTACACCTAAATGCTTTAACAAAGAATTGTATTGATTGATAAAAAAATTAAGCTTTCGTATAGCACCTTGCACAGAGTTTTGTGCATTTACAGAATGTGTTTGTATTTCCAGTATTTCTACTTCTAACATTTCTCTTTGCAAATCATCTTGGCATTCTAACAACTCACGCTGTTTCATTTTTAACTCAACAGCTTTCTTTTGCATATTTATTTGTGCTTCTTGCAAAGCACTTTTAGTTTTATCTACTTCAGCCAAAGTATGTTTGATAGAACGAACAGGAGTTATAGCAGTAACATCTAATGTAACACCCATAAATTGAGAGTGTGATTTATAAAAATTACTAGATGCCTGTTGTACCATAGGCATATTCTTATCTATGTTCTTTAGCATAGTTTTGTACTCTGGCTTTACTTCAGATAAAGCTGTTTGTATATTCTTTATAACAAGTTCGGTTTTCAAATTATCCACCATTTAATGTTGTTAAATCATCCCATATTTTTGTAGCATGAGTTGCAGGTACAAAATCTTCTTCACTACCATCTGATGCAAATTGCTTCCAACCTTTACCACTACTTACACTTGTAAGATATGCAGTCAAAGCATCTTTACTTGTAATCTCACCTTCAGAACCCGATATGTCTGCTCCATCATCTGCAATCCCAAGCATTACGTGGTCTCTTGGACTTGTCGTGCTATCTTTAACAGGATACATTCCACCTGTTTCTTGAGGTACACCAAACTTTAGAAAGGTTGGTATTGTACCCTCTGCTGTTAATCTGTATTTTACTACTTTATAAGCCATTATTTCTCCTTTTAGGGTTTAGTAGGCCAATCACTACCTGTTAAGTGAGGCCATTTAGAATGTTTTGGTAGATCCCTAAGAGCTTGTCTATAAGTTTTCATATTGTCTGCCATCGTTACATCTGAAAGACCAAAGTAATCTGTTTCTGCGAGTAAAACATTTCTTTGGTTTCTATTTGATTCAGCTACTCTTGTATCTACACTTGCTTTATGTGCTGTAGTTTGTTCACTTATTGTAACTGTCTTACCACCACTGTCTTTATACTCGGTAAATACTGGACCTACTTTATATTTAGTTGTCCATTTCCCATTAATTTGTTCAACTCCATCATTTACTATTGTTTCATAAGGTGGTGTTAGTGATGGTCTTGCACCTTCAAAAACAGGATCAATTTGATTATGTTCCATAAACTCTGTAGTCAAAGGTTGTGGTGGTCTTTTAGATTTATTTTCTGTTATCCAAGTAATATCTGTCATTACCCTTCCTGTACTTCTCTCTCGTATCCAACCCATATTATCTCCTATGCTGCTATTGCGTAAAAAATGTAATCACCAGTAGTAAACCCACTAGCAATTTGAAAACCACTACTAAGTGGGTCAATGTAATCTGTATTTGTTACTTCTGCTGCAGTGCTATTTAATAAAATATAACCATCATCACCAGCTACAATGCCTCTAGCACTATCCCAGACGTACCAATCGCCTGTAGCATCTGATCTTTTAACAATAACAAAAGATGAGCCAGAACTAAATCCACAATCTACGTCTGTGCTTGCACCATTGGTATGACTGAAACTTCCAACTTTAGATATGCCACTTAATGTTGCGAATAAAAAAGCTACATATTCTTCACTAGACTTGTTTGTATTATTTGTTCCACCTGCACACGCATTTCCACCAACACAGAATTGAGTTGTTGTTGGAGCAACAAGACTTCCATAACTTTGAGTACCTGCAAAATCTAAGTTTAAATAAACTTGTTCTCCTGAAGATACTAAATCTTTATGATAAATACCCCAGTTTCCAGTTTCACTTCTAGCCTTATACCAAATCATTTCAGGAACTACTTTCAAGTTATGGTTTTGCACAGTTGAAACACCACCATCACCATCATAAGTAACTACATCACAAAATCCTGGAGCACGTTTCCAAAAATAAGCTATAGAGTTAGTTGACGAATTAAATACACCGCCATTTGATCCACTCTTATAACCTTCCATTCTATCAAAACCACTTAACCAACCAGTTTCTGAAGCTTGTGCATTGGTAGAATTTGTTTGAAGAAATCTGTTAGAACTTACCGCCCTACTAGCTACATCCCATTCCCTTGAGCCTAATTGTTTGTGAACTAAAAGATCAATTGGAAAAGGTGGATTAGTAGCAGAAACTACAGTATTTCCTGCATCATTACCTGATGTATTTTCATATAAAGAAAACACACTAGCTCTACTTGTAGGTGTAGCCATTGGTGCTTTTCGCACTGCTATGTAACTTAATTTTTTATTAGCTTGAAACCAACCTGTTGTTTGAAAACCTGTGCTTGTGGCCCAAGAATATTTTGCATTATAACTTACTTCAGCATTACTTGAATCAACATTAAAACTTCTAAGCTGTTCTACAGCCCAAGCTCTTGTTGAATCGTGAATTTCCCAATTAGTAGTGCCATCTATAGGTTTGAATAAAGCCCATTGAGGTTCAAAACCTAAATTTACAGTTGCATCATTACCAGATAAAGTTACTACACCACACTGTATCATACCATCAGAAGAAGTATCATGACCAAAAATATAAGCGACATAATTTTCACCATTAGCATTAACTGAATGATCTGATCCAACAGTAAAAACACTAGAAGTAGGAGCAGTATCATTCCACCAATCAGTGCTATCAGCTACTGTTGCAGTAGAATTAAGTATGAGATACTTATCTTGTGGTGCAGAACTATCTGCACCTCTGTGATAAACTGCCCAATTGTCCGTTTCGCTCAAATTTTTAATTAGTATTGCTCCGGGAACAGAACCCAAAGAATGTGAAACTGTGCGATTAGAACCTGTTCCAGTATAAGTTACAACATCAAAAAAGTTTGGTGCTTTTCTAAATGTCCAAGAAACAAATGTGTCACCATTAGAATTAAAAGTTTGCGTACCACCATCCCCAAGAAGATTAAATCCATTCGTTTGCGGAGTCCAAGCAAGACCAGAATGATTATACTGTGCTGTAGTTGTATTAGGTTCTATGCTATATTGTCCAGTTCTTGCAGTATCAAATATTTGATGATCACCGCTACCATTACGTCTTTTAAACCACGTCATTCCACCTTCATTACTCAAATCAATTCCATTAGTAATTGATATAGTGCTACCAGTACCATCATATAGATACGTGCTAAATACATTTTCTACAGACTTAGAAGGATTAGAATTACCTGATGTTGGATAAAGACTTTGTTTATTTAACATAAGTTGTTCATCAGAAGTAAAAACACCATTGCCCGCAGTATCTTCAAAATTATCTGCAGGTCTTACTTGCGTTTCATCTGTTGTTAATAATCCACCTAAGTATCTTGCCATTATTGTAATCCCCCATTTGCGTTAGACATACCACATTGAGTATCTCTAGTCACAGACAAATCGCCAAAGTCAGTAGCATTCCCAGTAGACGCTATAGTGATATAATCAATAGTATTGACTCTAACGCTTGATGAAATACCACCACCAAAACAGCCTCTAATTGAACTACTAACTCCTGCTAATGAATTTCTAGCTTGAGTTACATCCCCAAAGTCAGTAGCGTTTCCAGTTGATGCTATAGTGATATAATCAATTACATTTGAGTCGTAGGGATCTGTATTACCTCCACCAAAACAACCTCTAGTTCCATTGGATAATGCACCTGCTAATTGTCTACCAGTTGTAAGATTACCAAAATCTGAAGCATCACCTGTAGATGCTATGGTAATATATGATATATAATCGTAGGCATTTCTGGCGCCACCAAAAACTCCTCTTGTAGAAGATGATGTACCTGCTGCTTGAAGAATACTTACATTATTATCACCAAAGTCAGTTGCATTTCCTGTTGATGAAATAGTGATATAATCAATATGATTTGTACCAGTAGAACCAGTGCCAGTTCTTCCTGTATGAAAAATACCTCTTGTTGCACTATTACAAGCAGCTAAATCATTTCTACCCACAACTAAATTACCAAAGTCAGTACCATTTCCTGTTGATGCAATAGTGATATAGTCTATAAAATCTTGACCACTTGTACTAAAACCAGTTGTTAAACCACCACCTGCAATACCTCTTGTTGTCGAAGCACAACCTGCAAGATTAGCTCTTGGACTACTTAAATCACCAAAATCTGTAGCGTTTCCTGTAGAATTTATACTAATATAATCCATAACATTTACTACATTAGTTATACCTTCATTATAACCACCTGCAAAAACTCCTCTTATAGAAAGATCTATATATTCTTGCCATAAGCCGGCTTGTTCCGCCACACCTTGTTCTCTTATTGTCCACACTCCAGAATAATTAGGCATTAAGATAATCCTCCATGATCAGAAGATGTGCCTGATAAATAAGATCTTGCCACAGTTAGGTCACCAAAATCACTGGCATTACCAGTTGTAGCAATTTCAACATAGTCCATTACATTTGTATCTGTATCACCACCACCAAATACAGCTCTTGATTTAGAACAAACTCCTGCTCTTCCATTTTTACTAACAGTTAAGTCTCCAAAATCTGTAGCATTACCAGTACTTGCAATTGTTATATACTGTATTACATTTTGATTACTATTACCACCTGCCATTAATCCTCTAGTTGTACTTGAAGCTCCTGCTGAATAATATTTTGCACTTAACATATCACCAAAATCACTGGCATTACCAGTGCTCGCCATAGTGATATAATCAATAACATTACTATTTGAGCCACCTTCTACATAACCACCTGTAGCACAACCTCTTGTATTACTATTTACAGTACCATCATGCATAGATCCTCTTGCAACAGATAAATCGCCAAAATCAGTAGCATCACCTGTTGAAGCTATTGTAAAATAATCAATCGTATTATAATTAGTTGTTGAATGTTTACCACCCATAAATATAGCACGAGTAT